ATGTAATGTACAGACAATTAGTAGTCTTTCTGATGGTAGAGATAAAACAAACATTATAGATTTACCAGAAGGATTAGGCTTTATAAACAAGTTAAGACCTATTAAATTTTTATGGGCTACTAGAGATGGTAATGGTAAAGATGGATCTTATGAGCATGGATTTACTGCCCAGAACTTGCAAGCAGCACAGGAAGAAAGTAATGCTAATTATTTAAAAATGGTTATGGATAATAATCCTGAAAGATTAGAAGCTAGCTATGGGAAACTTATACCAATACTTGCTAAAGCAATACAAGAGTTATCCGTAAAAGTCACAGCCCTCGAAGCAGGGTAAACTGTAAACAATTACTTTCTTAAAATCATGGAAGAAAAAACCGCAGATGAAATTGCAGCAATTTATTCTGCTGCTGGTGATAGCGTTACTGTAATAGGTACTGCTAAAACTGAAGATGAAACAGATGACGAATTTAAAGATCGTATTAAGCGTAATGTAGAGCATCTTGAAATTATCAAGGGTTACAAAAAGCTAGATGAAACTACATCTATCTGGACATCAGAATCTTTTACAGCTATCGACAAAGCTATTGTTGATGGTAAAAAGCTTTATTAAATTATGACTAGAATAGAAGAACTACAGCAAAGGTTACAACAACTTAGCCTTGAAAGAAATCAACTTTCTGTTACGTATAACCAATTTACTGGTGCAATGGCAGAAGTAGAACGTCAAATTGCTGAAGAGCAAAAGAAACTTGAAGCACCTGTAGAGGAAGAAGCCAATGCCACTTAAAGGTAAGCAGTACAAGATTGATGCTGATGGTGATAAAAAAATCACCAAAAAAGATTTCTTGCTAATTGCTGCTAGAAAGAAAAAAATGAAAAAGAATGGAAATAAATCTGCCTGATTTACCAGATACAGATTTTATTCTCGTTCCACCTAGAACAATTTTTTATCCTCCGATAGTGGAAGAACCTTATCTAGATCCCC